CGGTAAGACCGAACCCCGTGCCGAAGACTTTGACGCTAACCTCGCTGAGTTCATGGGTGAGAATGATCTTGCTTCGCTTGCAGGCGAACTGTTGGGTCAGTACGAACAAGACCTTGCTTCCCGTAAAGATTGGCTCGACACCTATATTAAAGGTCTGAAGATTCTTGGCATTCGGTACGAGGAACGTACTGAGCCGTGGCCGGGTGCGTGTGGCGTGTTCCACCCGCTCTTGATGGAGTCTGCCGTCAAGTTCCAGTCTGAAACGATTATGGAGACCTTCCCCGCGATGGGGCCGGTCAAGACCAAAATTATTGGTAAGGAAACAGCGGATAAGAAAGACGCTGCGATCCGTGTCGCTGATGACATGAACTACCAGTTGACCGAGGTGATGAAGGAGTACCGCCCAGAACACGAGCGGTTGTTGCTGAGTCTGGCTCTCTCGGGTAATGCGTTTAAGAAGGTGTACTACGATCCGTCGTTGGGTCGTCAGACTGCGGTCTATATTCCGGCTGAAGACATCGTAGTGCCATACGGCGCTGCCAATATTGAGACAGCCGAGCGTGTTACGCATCGTATGCGTAAGACTGAGAATCAGGTCAAGAAGCTTCAGTATGCTGGGTTCTATCGTGATGTGGATCTGGGTGACCCGATTCGCACGATGGACGAGGTGGAGAAGCAGAAGGCTGAAGATCAAGGCTTCAGCGCAAGCATGGACGATCGGTTCCAGTTGCTTGAGATGCACGTCAATTTGGATCTTGCTGGATATCCGGATGTCGATAAGGACAACAACGAGACCGGTATTGCACTGCCGTACGTAGTGACTATCGAGAAGGGTACGGGAACAGTTCTAGCCATCCGTAGGAATTGGAATGAAGATGACCGACTCAAAGAAAAGCGACAGCACTTTGTTCATTATGGTTACATCCCCGGATTTGGGTTCTACTACTTTGGTCTCATCCACCTTATCGGCGGACACTCTAAGGCAGCTACATCTCTTCTTAGGCAGCTTATCGACGCAGGAACCCTCAGCAACCTTCCGGGTGGCCTCAAGTCACGTGGGCTTAGAATTAAGGGAGACGATACGCCTATTGCTCCGGGAGAATTCCGCGACGTAGACGTACCGAGTGGCGCGATCCGCGACAACATCCTGCCGCTGCCGTACAAGGAACCTTCGCAGACTCTTGCTGCGCTGATGGATCGGGTAGTGGAGGACGGTCGTCGCTTCGCTGCTGTGTCTGACCTGAAGGTGTCGGACATGTCTTCGCAGGCTCCGGTCGGTACTACGCTTGCGATTTTGGAACGTGTGTTGAAGGTGATGTCGGCTGTTCAGGCTCGCATCTACTACACCATGAAGCAGGAGTTCAAACTCCTCGCTGGGATTATTCGGGACTACACGCCGGAAGAGTATTCGTACGAGCCGGAGGTTGGGAACCGCAAGGCTAAGAAGGCTGACTATGATGATGTCGATGTCATCCCGGTAAGTGATCCAAACGCGGCCACCATGTCGCAGAAGGTTGTGCAGTACCAAGCAGTACTTCAGCTTTCACAGACCGCGCCGCAGTTATACGATTTGCCTTACTTGCATCGTCAGATGATCGAGGTCCTTGGCGTTAAGAACGCAGAAAAGATTGTGCCGATTGCTGATGACATGAAGCCGCGTGATCCCATCACAGAAAACATGGATGCCATTATGGGCAAGCCGATGAAGGCGTTCATGTATCAAGACCACGACGCTCACCTTCAGGCCCACCTGTCGTTGATCCAAGATCCGAAGATCATGCAGATCGTTGGGCAGAGTCCGCAGGGCCAGACTGTTATGAGCGCGATCATGGCTCACATCATGGAGCACACGGCATACAAGTATCGTCGTGAGATCGAGAAGCAGTTGGGTGCTGCACTGCCCCCGCCGCCGAACGATATGGAAGAGAACGAACTGCCGCCGCAGGTTGAGGTTGAGTTGTCTCGCCTTGCAGCGGAAGCAGCGGGCCAGTTGCTACAGCGCGATGTTCAGGAAGCGCAGGCGCAGCAGGCTCAACAACAGATGCAGGATCCGCTTGTTCAGATGCAGATGATGGACTTGCAGATCAAGCAGCTTATGGCCCAGACAAAGGCCCAGCAAGCACAAATCGACGCGCAACTGCGGGTCGCAGAACAGCAACGCAAAGAGAAGAAAGATCTCATTGATGCTGCTGCTAAACAGGACGAGATCGGCATCCGACAGGCTGAGGTTGCCGCACGAATTGAACTCGACGCAGCCCGTCTCGGTGTGGACATTGAGAAGCACAAGACGGACGTTGAGATTCAAAAGATGGTCGAGGGATCGCGGGTGGGACTTGAACTTACTCGGACACTGGACCAGCAGAGGAGTAAACAACCGAAGGAGTAGTACATGGCATATGGCAACGCTCTCGAATATCTGACGGCAAAGTTGGATGAGGAGCGCACACTGATTGTTGAAGCTTTGATCCAAGGCAAATTGGATGAGGGTGAATACAAAAGGCTTTGCGGGGCATTACAGGGTCTTGAACTCGCAAAGAACCACATTAAAGACCTTGCAAAACGCTTGGAGCGCGACGATGAGTAATATTGACGTTGAGAAGACGCAGGAAGAGGCTAATAAAGCTTCACAACTGCCTGCCCCGAAGGGGTATCGAATCCTCTGTGCGGTTCCGCACGTCGAAGAGGAGTATGAAGGCGGCATCATTAAGGCTGAGGACACCAAACGTACCGAAGAGATGACCACGGTTGTCTTGTTCGTTATCAAACTGGGTGACCTTTGCTACAGCGATAAGGACCGCTTTCCGACCGGAGCTTGGTGTAAGGAGGGTGACTTTGTGTTGACCCGCCCCTATGCCGGTACCCGATTGGTCATCCACGGACGTGAGTTCCGCATCATTAACGACGATACGGTTGAAGCGGTGGTCGATGATCCCCGTGGTATTCGTCGCGTTTAAGGAGTAAATCATGCAAGAAGAATTTAAGTTTCCCGATGAGGTTGAGGCTGAAAGTAAGGCCAAACCTGTAGTTGAAGAGTCCTTTGATATTCAAATCGAGGACGATACGCCGCCTGAAGACCGAGGTCGCAAGCCGCTGCCGAAAGAGGTAGTGAACGAGCTTGAGAGCGACGACCTTGAAGATTATTCAGAAAAGGTCAAAAAGCGCCTTTCCCAGATGAAGAAGGTCTGGCACGACGAGCGTCGTGAGAAGGAACGAGCCTTTCGGGAACGTGAGGAAGCCCTCAAGTTTGCTCAAGCCCGTGAAGAAGAGATCAAGCAACTTCGACAGAAGGTCACCCTTGGTCAGAAGGCTTATATTGAAGAGGCGAGTAAATCGGCGGCTAACGACTTGGCTACCGTGAAAGAGCGCCTCAAACAAGCCTACGAATCGGGTGATGCGGATAAAATCACCGAGGCTCAAGAAGCCCTTACTGACGCAAAAATGCGTATTAAGGAAGTAGAGCGGTTTAAGCCCGCTTTACAAAAGCAAGAATCAAGTGTACAAGAGACCAAACAGGCAAGTGCCCCAGCCCAGTCTGCTCCCGCTTCGGACACAAAAGCCGAATCGTGGCGGACAAAAAATACTTGGTTTGGGGCCGACGAGGAAATGACCGCCCTCGCACTTGGACTGCACGAAAAACTGGTCAGGTCGGGGGTTGATCCGCGTAGTGATGACTACTACAGCAAAATTGACCAGACCATGCGTAAGCGATTCCCCGAGGCTTTCGAGGACGACGCTGAGCAATCGACGGAGGAGGCTCCTAAACAGGAGAAGCCCCGCGCACAAAAAGCAGCCAACGTAGTGGCTCCGGTAACGCGGGGAACCGCGCCGCGTCAGGTCCGCCTGACACCGACTCAAGTTGCTATCGCCAAGAAATTGGGTCTGAGCAACGAACAGTACGCACGTGAACTTATGAAGCTGGAGGCTAACTAAAATGGCTGAGAATAGACTCGCTCGTGAACTTGAAACCCGCGAATCCGCGCAACGAAAGATGGCGTGGACACCGCCTCAAACGCTCCCTGAACCGGAGCCGCAAGAGGGTTGGGTGTTCCGTTGGATTCGGACTTCGATTATGGGTCAGGCTGACCCGTCGAATACGTCCGCAAAGTTTCGGGAAGGATGGGAGCCTGTGAAGGCTGCTGAACAACCCAAATTGATGATGCAAGCTGATCCTAATGGACGTTTCAAAGACAACATTGAGATCGGTGGTTTGTTGCTTTGCAAGGCTCCGGCTGAGCTAATGAAACAGCGTGATGGGTACTACACCCAGCAAGCGAAGGCTCAGATTCAGTCTGTAGACAACAACTTTATGAGGCTGAACGACGAGCGTATGCCCCTCTTTAATGAGAGGAAAACGACGGTCTCGTTTGGCAAAGGCAAATAAATTCACTTTTAGGAGTATCAAATGGCTTATCCCACTGTTGATGCACCTTACGGTTTGAAGCCGGTCAATCTGATCGGTGGACTTCCGTTTGCGGGTGCTACGCGACAGATTCCGATTGGGAACAACTACGGCACCGCCATCTATAACGGCGATGTGGTTCAGTTGAACTCGTCGGGAAATGTCATCATCACGACCCTTCAAAACGATGCCTCCCCGATTGCGGGCGTCATCGGTGTGTTCCTCGGCTGTTCGTACACGAACCCGACCACG